CGCCGCACGCTGCTGCTGAAGCTGCCAGCGGCTACTAGTGATTTAACTCTAACAGTCCCGCCAGCATCTATGACTCTATCCGCCCCGACAGCCGCACTCACACAGCTACTCACGGCCACAGCAGCACAGGTTGACCTGAGCGCCGCCGCCCCGGTGCTCAAGACCGCTGTGCAGTCTCCACCCGCCGAGATTGTGCTGTCGGCGCTCGGGCCGGTGGCGGCGCAGAACCTCACCGCTGCTGCGGCTGAGATTCTGATGAGCGCTCCGTCGCCTGCGGTGGACCACTCGCGCATCGTCACAGTGGATCAGGTGGCCTCGATGGACCTTGCCGCCCTCCCGCCGGGCATTGTGATGAGTGACACTGTAGAGGTCACGGGCGCGGCGTTGATCACCCTGAACGCCGGTACGGCAGAGATTAAGAGCACGCTGATGGCTACAGCGGGTGATATGATGTTCGAAGCGCCCGCGCCAGCCGTTGCTACGGTGTTAGAGCCAGGTGCGGCACTGATCACGCTTGAGGCGCTGGGGCCAGAGGTACGTCAGGTCACAGAGGTCACGAGTGCTACGCTGACACTCTCCTCACCGGAGCCCGGCGTGCTGCCGTCTGTGACCATTGTCCCGGATGCTGCCACGATCACCCTTGACGCAGCCGCTCCGATTATTCCAGGAGCGGGGATCACGATTGTTGCTCCGTCAGGCACGCTGTTATTGGAGTTTCCGATCCCAACGCTGCTCGGTGTCGATAGCCCACCTGACGGTAATAGAGCGTGGTTTGTAATGAATCGACGTAGGAGATACCCAAAGATTTAATGGAAAGGGTCTGCGGTACATGCGGCAAGACGTTCTTGGCCCAGCGCAGGACCGCCAAGTTCTGTTCTGATGAGTGTCGCTATCATAATTGGCTCGCTAATAAGAAGCGTGTCACGATTCCACGTGACATGCGCTTTTCGATCCTGCGCCGAGACGGCTTTCGTTGTCGTTACTGCGGGGCACAGCCTCCTCGGAAGGAGCTACGTGTGGATCACGTCGTCTCCATTGCCGATGGTGGGGCACGTACTGACTTCGACAATCTTGTGACCGCGTGCAATGACTGTAACGCGGGCAAGGGTGGAATGAGCATCGACCCATCGGAGGTGCCTCCTGCCGCCGAAGCTTAGAGAGTGTGCCTACTGCGGGAACGAGCTTCCTGAGGGTCTAAGGGACACGGCGAAGTACTGCTCTGCGTCGTGCCGAAAGTCTGCGTATGCGAAACGAAAGAGGCAGATGCAGATTGGCGGTAAGCATAGTCCGATTACGCCTGCAATGCGCCGGTTCCGCGACCTGCTTGAGATTGAGGACGACTATGTACGTGAGATTCTTCAGCAGGCCATCAGGGATACGGTTACTGAGGCCATCAAGGACAACCTCATCGGCGCGGGTGAAATTCTTACCGGAATGCTGCCGAAGGTGCTTGCGGGCCTCATGGCGGACCTTGAGTCAAAGGACTGGATGATCCGCTCGCGGGCGCAGGCTGCGGTTCTGAAGTACGCGATGGAGTTCAAGGATAAGGAGGGTAAGGACGGTGACCTGGGTGTCATTCGAGTCGTTCACAACGTTGCCCTACCGGACACCCCGCTTGGAACAGCGACGGCGGGTGAGGTCGAAGCGATTGAGGCCGGCCAGGAAGCAGAGGCCATTGAGGCGTTCGAGGCCGATTGGCCGAAGTGCTCACGTTGCCAGGAGCGCAAGCACCCGGACACGATGCACCTTAGTGAGCACGGGAACTACTGTTCGTCCTGCCGCTTGACGCAGGCGTATACCAGCGGGCGCGTTCACCCAGCCGGGATGCTTGAGCGCGATCCCGAGTTTGGAGGCTGATGACGAATAGACGTACCGTTCAACTACAACCCGTTCCCGGTCCATATCCCGTTCCATATGACGCGTGCCAGAGAGAAGGCTGCGATTGGGGCCGTTGGTTCGGGCAAGACTATTGCCTTGTGTGCCGATGCGATCCTTTTGGGCTTGCAGCAGCCGGGGTCCCGAATCTTAATCGCCCGTCAGACTGTGCCGAGTCTCAGAGATACGACGGAGCACGAGTTCCTTCAGTTGATCAACTCGATCCCGGAGGAGCTAGAGGGAATTCAGAAGAAGACCCTGTATGACCTCTGTGAGATTCGGAAGTCAGGTGGGCACGTAGACCGGATCATTTTCCCGAACGGGTCTGAGTTTCTGTTCCGGTCGCTAGACGACTGGCGCAAGCTGATGTCGTTGAACCTGGCGGCGTTCTACGTAGACGAGGCGTCCGAGATCGCTGTCGAGTCCTACCTCGGGCTTCTGACCCGTATCCGTCAGACGGAGCCCACCCAGCAGGCACAGCGCCAGGGGCACCGCAAGATCACTCGCCAGTTGGCGGCGATCTGTACGAACCCGAACGGGCATGACTGGATTTGGGAGTACTTCGTCAAGGATTCGGAGTCGCATCCGGGCCGGCGGTACTTCCGCTCAACAAGCTTTGACAATCCGACGCTCTATGACGCCAACGGCGAGCCTGGGCCGTATCTTCAGGGGCTTCTCACGATGCCAGAGATTTGGGTACGGCGTTACGTGCTGTGCGAGTTCGACGCTTTCGAGGGGCAGATTTACGAGTTCTCGTACGACACCCATGTCCACACGCACTTCGAGCCGCCGAAGGATTGGGAGCGGGCGATGGGGCTCGATTGGGGTCTACGGAACCCGACCGCGATTGTCTGGTGGGCGCGAAAGCCGGGGACTACCAAGTGGTATCAGTATCGCGAGTGGCAGAGCTATGACCCGACTGACCAGGGAGCCCGTGAGACGGCGGTCACCCCGACCGTGCATGAGGTCGCCGCTGTCATTCACCAGCTAGAGCGCGGCGAGACGATCAAGTGGCGGGTGGCTGACCCGGCGATCCGACAGCGGCAGTCGGATTCCGGAAAGTCAGTTCACTATTGGTTCACAAAGCACGGCCTTCACTTCCAGTTGGGGATGAAGGACTACTCGTCGCGGATTAATGCGTTCGGACAGCTTCTCTCCAATCGGGAGTACTCGTGTTCTGACCAGAACCCGATGACTTCGATGGCGATTCAGCAGTACCGCTGGTCGGACATTTCGTCCACACGGGACACAGACGGCCCTGAGCGGCCTCACAAGAAGAACGACCACCTGGTCAATGCGTGTGAGTATCTGGCTACGATCTTCGCTGCTACGAAGGCACCGGCTCCGAAGGTGGAGAAGCCAACGCTCCACGATGAGATTTGGGCCACAGTAAAGAGGCAGATCAAGCAGCGTAGAAATAAGCGTACATACTCGTATGGACGCTACTAAACTGTGATATACTAGGAGAACTATGCCAGCTTATCAGTCAGACATCGTTGCGTACCACGAGCGCAGTCCTGATCCTCTCGTAGAGGGGTGCCAGAACACCGGAGCCGTTGAGGACGGTGTTGTGTTCTTTGGCGTTGAGCCGCTGATTGGTACGGACCTTTTCATTGGCCGCACTTCGATCATCGAGGCTGCGGCGGTTCTGTTTGGAACTACACCCGCCGCTGTCGTGCGGGCGCTCTCGAAGAAGCCGAAGCGAAAGGAGCCTGATGCTGAGTAATGGGCAAGCTTGCCCTCCCTGAGCTTCTAGAGAAGAAGGACCTTTCGCGGCGGGTACGCCGGCCGTTCGAGCGAGACTGGTATCTCAACATGGCGTTCATCGCCGGTGAGCAGTACGTCGAGTACGCCTTTGATCCAGTCAACCGCATCGTAGAGCTTGAGAACCCGGACAACTCGATCCGGGCGATGCATAACATCTGCGTGAAGATCGCGCGTACCGAGCGGGCGAAGATTCTGAAGAACCGCCCGACGCCCATCGCGCTGCCTGCTACGGATTCACAGGATGACATCTATGCGGCTCGCATCGTTGAGGCGTACTTCAACTACCTGAAGGACGAGTGGAACTTTGAGCGCCGGCTGCGGAACGCGGTCTACTGGCTCGTAGCGACAGGTAACGTTTTCTTCAAGTGGTATTGGGCGGCGAACTCTCCGCGCATCGCGGTGGTGTCGCCGTTTGACGTGTTCCCGGACCCGTATGCCCGGACCATGCAGGACTGCCGCTGGATGATGCACGCGCAGTTCATGGATGAGGAGTCTGCGAAGGAGATGTTCCGGGGCATCGACAAGCGGAAGCTACAGTTAGACGCTATCCGCGTGTCATCGACGGATACGCTCTCACCGGTCGAGTCTCGAATCTTCTCAAATTTTGGTGACGGCACTCGGAACCTACCTGGTGTGCTCCTGAATGAGTATTGGGAGCCACCGAGCGTATCGGTCCCAAGAGGCCGTCACATTATCTTCACGGAGCACGGGATTGTCTTTCAGGGCGACTTCCCGTACGACCACGGGCGGATGCCATTCACTCACGCCGGCCACATCGAGCGTACGAATGCGAAGTGGCACGCTTCCGTGATGGACTTTGTGCGCCCGCTTCAGCAGGAACTTAACCGGGTCGAGTCGCAGATTATCGAGAATCGGAACCTGGCGAACGGAACCTGGTTCATCCCGACTGAGGTCGAGCTTTCACAGCCGATTACGGCTGAACCGCGTCAAGTGATCAAGTGGGAAGGCCCTCCGAACCTCAACCCGCAGGACTGGTTTGTCCAGGTACAGGGGATGGCGAATTGGGTGGGCTCTGAGCCTGAGCGGATTAAGGCTGCGGCACAGGACATTGTTCACCAGCACGAGGTTTCCAATGCCAGCGTGCCCGGCCGCGTGGAGTCGGGACAGGCAATCCAGCTTCTTCAGGAAACCGATGACTCGGTGATGAAGGACACGATCCACAGTCTTGAGGAGGCCATCGCTGAGGGCTTCTTGCAGTGCGCGTTCCTGTTCAAGCAGCTTGGTGACGCTGAGATTGTGGTGCGTGCGTACGACAAGGACGGAATGGTCGAGGTCCAGCATCTAAAGAAGGACCACATTCAGCTTGATATGCGCGTGAAGGTTCAGACGACCACGGGGCTGCCGCAGACCGTGGCCGGCAAGTGGGATCGTGTTCTCAACCTGCTTCAGTACCAGGTCATCACCCCACAGCGTGCGATTGAGCTTCTTGATCTGTCGTCTGAGGACCCCGAGCTTGCGCCGGACGCGCAGGATCGCCGGAACCAGTACCGGGAGAACAAGATGATGCTTCAGGAGGAGATCGTCCGGCCGAAGCCGTGGGATAACCACGACATTCACCTTGAGGAGATGGACAAGTTCCGTAAGTCAGAGGAGTATCGCCGGGCAGTCGCGGCGAATCCATTGATCGAGGAGAAGTTCAACTTCCATGAGGATGAGCACAAGGCGCTCCGTGACCAGCGTGATCAGGAGAATGCTCAGCGCGAGGCGGCGATGATGGCGGCGCTACAGGGCGCTCAGGGTGGGTCACCCGGTGAGGGCGGTGGCCCGCCTGGCGTGACCAAGGAGTCGGGTCTACCACAGCCGATTCCACCCGAGCCGGCTCCTAATGGATCGCCTGCACCGGTTGCCTAAAAAGTTTTCACCAGACACGTAAATCACGTTAAGGATGTGATATACTGATGACAATGGCTCCTACAATGCCAGCACAGCCACAGCCTATGGTCGCACCTGAGCTTCCGCCTTCTCTTGAGAAGGCGCTGGATCAGACGATGCAGGGTATCGCTAAGGTTTACGCAGAGTGCCATAAGCTCGATCCTGATTCACCGCTATGTGAGGCGGTGCTTAACATTCAGAAGGCTATGGCTGAGGTTGGTAAGAACGTGGGTCAGCCTTCTGACCCTGCTGCTGAGGCTCCACCGGAGATGGGTGGGGCAGAGATGCCGCCCGAGGGTGACCCGATGGCGGCTGGCGCAGAGCCTCCGATGGACATGGGCGCTGAGGTGCCTATGGACGAGGAGCCTCTACCACCCGGCGCATCTATTGAGGATGCGGCCGGCGCAACACATCAGATGATGATGGAGGCAGCCGCAAGGCGGCGTCTCGGTCAGTAAACGAAAGGAGACTTATCGAGTTTGTCTACTAACGCAGGCACGGCACAGAGTGGGGCGCTCCCTCCGGTCAGCGATGAGGACATTAAGCCTCAGGAGACACAGCAGGACCAGGGAAGCGAGGAGAGCAAGCCTGACTCCAAGACCGAGAAGAAGCAGGACCAGAAGTCACAGCCTCCGAAGGACGGCGACAAGGATTCGCCAAAGCCTGACGAGGCCAAGGAGAAGGGTCCTGGCCCGTGGGATGCGGAGCTACAGAAGCGCGGTCTGAATGATCCCCGCTTCGATGCGTTTCTCCGCGAAGTAGTACAGCCTTACGTCACCCAGCTAGAGCAGGGCGGCGGCGAGATTGAGCAGCTATTCAACGGTGACGTTGAGATGGCTTCCGCTGCGGCGGAGATGTTGCAGGACTTCATCGCTGATCCCGTCAAGGCTTACCGCGAGCTAGGCGAGGTTCTTGGCCTAGAGGGCGGTGCTGAGGGTGAAGCACTTGGTGAGGAGGGCGACGACGACTTCGGCCTTGAGGATGCGGGCGACGAGGCGGAGTCCGAGCCGGACGATCCGTACCGACAGTACGTTGCGGAACTGATGCAGCGTGAGCAGGAGGCTCGTGAGGATGAGGAATTCGAGCAGATGCTCAACGCTGTAGGACAGAAGTTCGGTGAGGGCTTTGACGCCGCTCTATTCACAAAGTTTGTGATTGCCAATGGTGGCGATATGGACGCCGCGCTACGGGACTACAGCCAGTATCACCGGGCTCCTGAGCCAAAGCAGGACGCCCCACCGGTTGTAGATGGCGGCGGAACACCACCACCCGAGGCACCTAAGTACGACAGTATTGACAGCGCCATCGACGCCTGGCTCTCAGAGGACAAGGCGCGGGGCGTAAGACGATAGGAGGCCACATGGCTTAATGGCTACGCTTTCAACATTCAGCGGGGCGATGAAGACCAAGTTCATTGGCCCGATTCGGGACCAGTTGCACAGCAACAAGGTTCTTCTGTTCGGTCTGCGAGACAAGATGGATGAGGGGTCGTCAACCGACCCCCAGGGAAGTCGTGATTGGCGCGGTATTGAGGCGCTAGCGGACGGTATCGACTTTGTTGGTAATGAGTTCCGCATCCCGCTTCGTACGTCGCGTAACCAGGGTATCGGTTCTCGTAACGAGAACGAGACTCTGCCTGCGCCGGGGAACGAGGGCTTCGTGCAGATCAGCGAGCCCCTTCGTTACCACTACGGTCTGTTCAACATCACCGGGCAGCTAATCAAGGCGTCCGAGTCGAACGAGGGTGCTTTCAAGCGTGCCCTGACCGTTGAGATGCAGGGTACGACTGACTCCCTGAAGCGCAAGATGAACATTGACGCGTACGGTGATGCTACCGGTGCGCTGACCACAGCACGTGGTACGTCGTCAACTACTACGACGCTGGCTGTCCACTCGACCATCAACTTCCAGGTTGGTGAGATCGTGGATGTGTACGACGTGTCTGGGGCTACATACCTGGCGAACGCGCGTACCGTGACTGCGGTGGATCGTCCGAACCGGACAATCACCATCTCTGGGTCGAACATTACGACCGACGAGGGTGACCAGATCATCCGCGCGTCGTCTGACTCGACCTCAGGTACTCCGAACAACGACAAGGACCGTGTGATCAACGGCCTTGAGAACATCGTTGCTAACTCGGGAATCCTCCACACGCTGAACCCGGCGACTGCGACTTACTGGAAGTCAACTGTGGTTGATGCATCCAGTGCTGTCGTTGGTGACACACTGCTTCGTCAGCTATGCGACGGTGTAGGCTTCGAGTCGGGTGATGACGAGGAGCTAATCCTGATTACCACTCGTGGCGTGCGTAATCGCTACGCGAACACGCTGACTGCCTTCAAGCGTTTCAACGACGCCCAGGCGGTGAAGCTCCGTGGTGGATTTACGGCTCTAATGTTCGATGACAAGCCGATGGTCATTGACGACCAGTGCCCGATTGGGCGCGTGTACGCGCTGAACACCAAGGCGATGTTCTGGTCGCAGAACTCGGATTGGGAGTGGATGGACCTCGATGGTGAGACTCTGAAGTGGGAGCCTCGCCTCGACCGGTTCATCGGGATTCTGTTTAAGTACTGTAATCTCGGTACTTGGGCGCGTAACCGGCACGGCAAGATCATCAACGCTGCCGACGACACCAAGTAGTCCGGCTGCTAGCGCCGAAAGCTAGCTGGTAGCGGGAGCAGGAAAATGAGGCCAGGCCGGTCAAACTGGCCTGGCCTCACTTACTTCTAGGAGATCATGTCTAGCCTTATCACACCTAAGCCCGTGAACATGACAATGGCGGGCGACCAGACGCTTAGCTACGTCGAGCACGACGTGTATAACATCGCTGAGCGCATTCGGCAGATTGACTCGAATCTACGGTTGGTGCTCCACGAGGGGCATGAGCGCCCGTGGGTGGTGCTAGAGGTCGGCCCAGACGGACAGGAGCGGTTCGTCTCGCGCTACGAGGAGCTTGACGCGCGGATCATTGACCACCTGCTGTACATGCTGAAGGTCCCGTTCGAGGAGCGCCTTGCCCGCCTGGACCGGGAGATCGAGGCAGCGAATGCTGGCTTCGGTCGAATGACTGAGGAGCAGTTCGAGCGGTTCGCCCGTGATTTCTTCGATGCCGGCGTAAAGTCGAACATAATCAATCCGAAGTGGGGACGTTATCCGATGTCTCCGCGAAAGATGAAGAAGAAGGCTAAGCGGAATGACGTTTAAGCAGCTTCAGGACCGGGTGATGCACCTCGGCGGGTATGGCGAGGTTGACCGTAATCGGATCAAGGTGTTCCTGAACACGGTCTACCGGGACATCGTGTCGCGCGGTCGGCGTTGGCGCTGGCTAGAGACTTCTACTAATCTCGTCACGGTTGCTAATACGCAGACTGTGAACATGCCTGCTGGGGTCAAGTACCCAGGCCGGCTGCGCCCAGGAGAGACGGGCCTCACGGAGCCACAGTTCATCGAGTGGCACTCGTGGGTTGATGACTTCAACCGTCGAGCGACGGCGGATCGCCCGAAGGGGATGCCAAAGAAGTACTCGATTTACGAGGACAAGTTCTGGTTTGACCCGATCCCGGACAAGGTGTACACGTATTCATTCAACTATTGGCGCAACGTGACCACGGAGCTATCGGGGGACAATGACATCCCGATCCTGCCGACCGAGCATCACGACGTACTGATGTATGGGGCGCTCATGCTGGCTGCTGCGCGAGACAAGGACCCGCAGATGATGGGCTACTGGCAGGACATGTACGAGGGCGCTCAGCGGATGCTGCGGGCGCACAGCGAGTTCAAGCAGGCCGAGAGCCCTGTTCGTATCCCTATGCCTGATCACTACCACGGAACCTTCCCGAACTAATGGCATCACAGCTACAGCCAGTTGAGCTAGCGATCCCGTATCGTGGGCTGAACCTTGATACTAGCGCCAGTCAGACTCCACCGGGCTATGCACGTGAGGCACACAACATCATCTGTGATTCACCAACCGAAATGCGTACACGGCGCGGTTGGAGTGGTCTACAGGGTTGGGAGAATATCTATACCGATCAGCTTCAGGCGCAGTTGATTGGAGAGTGTGTCTTCCCCGGAGGAACTAATAGGCAGACCATCCTAAATCTTGTGGAGTCCGGGACACCTATTGCTGGCAACTACTTGGGTCGTCAGGACAGCACTTCGATTTACAGTAGCGCGATCAATAGAACGGGCTACTTGGGCACATTCAGTTCGAGCTTCACATCGGCCACCTATCTCCCGTATGTGCTGCACCCTGGGTACTTCTATGATGGCGACTTGTTCCTCACGGTTGATGATGACCTTGGAAGTGGTATTAGCTGGAACCCATATTTCAAGGTATGGGGCGGGGTGACCACGAATGTCAGTCATACGTCTGGCGGAGTTACCATCAATAACGGTTCCACGACCGGAACCTTTAGTGTAGCCCCTAGTGGTAAGAACCTGACGGGCTGTTATCTGCGCCTTGCTTCAGGCGGGCCGGCATCACAGTATAATTATGTGTATCGCATTGCGAATCATACGACAGGGAGCACAAGTTTTACACTCGCCCGGCCATATGGCCTTGGAGAGAGCACCACAAACGTCCCAAATGTATCGTCAGGCTCAAACACGGTTGATGTACGCCCGTTCCAAAACGTGACTCGGTACGGTTCTCCGCATGGCCGAACTCTAGGATTTTGGCGAGAGCGGCTGTTTGTTGATGATGCGACTCAGATTCCTTCGGCCGTGATCAAGTGGTCACAGCCGGCTGAGCCGCTGAAGTGGTTTCCAACTAACGAGGCGAAGCTGGATACATCGGATCGTGCCGTGACCGGATTTGCGCCGCTTCAGGACATCATGCTGATCTTCACCGATAACCAGACCTTTGTAATGTCGGGCTGGGATGAGGATTCGTTTGTGATTCGGCTGCTATACCCAACTATCGGATGCTTGGACCACCGGTCGATTTGCTACTGGCGTGGCAATGTCATTTGGGCAGCCGCCGACGGGATTTATATGAGTAATGGGTCAAGTGACGTAGTGGAACTGACAAATACAGGCGGCTACGGCATCCGTGAAGCATATCGGCAGCGCGTGAAGTCTTTGACACAGGGGCTAAGAGTACAGATGACTGTATTTGAGGAGCGTCTGTACGTCTTTGCTCAGGACTTGGATGTCGATGGGATTGATCCAAGACCGGCCTATATGTGTGACTTGAGAACACGCTCCTGGTTTACCTTTGGTAACGCAACTGGTGGTCGGGGGCGTACGGAACTATGGGCTGCGTATCCGATTACAAATCTGTTTGGAGCGCGTGACCAGAAGCTAGGTGGTTTGAGTCCATATTTCAGTACCAGTATTGAAGCGTGCTACCGTGGTGAAGATGACAGCAATAACGTCAACGACAAGCATGACCGCACTGTGACAAGCGCAGAGACGCGCCAGGACGTTATTGAGGCGGTAGTACGGTTTCCGGATGTAAGGCTGGGAGGAATCGACACAGTCCGTGTGCGCGGTGTCCAGGTGGAGCATAACTGCCAGTACGTAAATGGACAGACTAGCCCCGCTGCGGCGTGGACTGTAACGCTGGACGTTGATGCAGACGTGGATTCATCCAGTTTGACGGTTGGAGACGTTGCCGCGCGTCAGGTGGCGAGCGTGAGCTTTGAGAAGTACTTCACTGATAGATTCACGGGAACGTCATTCCCGACGGAGGGCGCAGTATTTCGTGTTAAAATGAGTAAGGCGGCAACAGTTAACAGTGCGAAGGTGTTTCGTGTCGCCTTCCTTGCAGACGGCCAGCCTACAATGCTCGGCCGTGTTGATCTCACCCAAACATAGTAGGAGTAGTTAATGGATCGTGAACAGAGATTGTTGCGCCGGTATGGGCAGCAGCCGTGGAACCCAGCCGCCGGTCAGACTGCCATGACGTTCGAGGAGTGGCTTGACCGTCATCCGGCGATCCGAAACATGGACGTGGCCCGCGCCGGCTATGAAAAGAACGTCATTGCTGGTGAGGGTTCGGCGCGGCCCGAATATGTAAGCGGTGCGGAGCAGGCACACCTTCCCGAGTTCAGATCACCGCTGGCAGCCAAGGTGTACAGGGAGCGCGTGGGCATCACGGGCAGCCACAACAACGCGGAGCTACCGCTACCAGGTGGGCCGGACAAGCCGCCTGCTAGCAGAGTGAATCCCGTGGGTGGCACCTATAAGGAGTTCGTAAAGTCACACGGCGGTAAGTCGCGTGCCGGGCTTGCTGCGATTTGGCGCACGGCGAACAACATGCCGATGACAAAGAAGATGGCTCAGTCTGCTGCCGGCCGTCGTCTACTGAAGAAGCAGCACGCGAAGTAAATGCACTATGACCGGGCCACAATGCTGCGGGCGGCACAGCGGGCCTTTTCAGGCCGCCGCCAGCCGAACCCGGCACTGCGTCCCTGGAAGCCTGGCGTGAGCCCTGTCGGGGGCACGCCGCCGTCGAAGCTCCCTGGCCCGCCGCCCGTACCAAAGGCTCCCGGAGTAGGAACCAGAATCAGCCCAGGATTGGTGCCGCCTCGTAAGCGCGGCTACAGACCGGAGATGATGCCGTAATCGACTATCGCCAGTGGCTCAACAAGAACTATGGTCAGGGAGCCGCGAGCACACGTGTCCGTGCTGCGGCATGGCGGCGACTGCATCCGAAGCCGGCCCCTGCGCCGACGCCCGCGCCGCCTCCACCAGCGCCGCGTCCAACTTTTACGCCTGGGGCACTCGATGAGCAGGGTGTTCTGGACCGCTCCGATTTGGATTACAGATTCCAGACTGGCTCACGGGGCGTCCAGCAGGATTACGATGATGAGATGGCAGAAATCAATGCTCAGCGTGCTCGTGTCGATCATGACCGTGACATGGGCTATCAGGGCGTTGACCGGAATGTCGCTGCTCGTGGCCTAGGCCGCTCGTCCATTAGAACGTACAACCGTACGCGTGTCGCGGAGCAGGCTGACGAAGCTCATCGAGCACTATCACGGGCGGCTGTACGCGCGGCGAACGCAAGGCAGCAGCGCCTTGACACTCTTACAGGCGACTACCAGACCGGGTTGAGTCAGACGGACATTAACTCGAACGTCCGCCAGAAGCAGCTTTGGGAGGAGCAGAACCCGATCACGGTGGACACACCGGCTCCTCGTCAGCAGCCGTCCATGAGCTACAAGGAGTTTCTTCGCGGGCGTAAGTCCACAAAGGCGCTCGCGCATCAGTGGGATAAGAAGTTCAACTACGGACAGAGGTTCGGATAATGGCGATCAACTTTCGCCGTGATTCAAAGAAGGCCCGTGACCAGTGGCGTATCCTCGGACGCTCATACACAAAGCCGTACAAGCCGCTCCAGCCCAAGCCGACTACACCGGAGCAGCCTTCCAAGCCGAAGGGGACTTCTATTGGCCGGGTGACAAAGAAGCGCGCAGCGACTCCGAAGAACTATCCGAAGGTCCGCAACAAGAACGCCAACCCGTTTACGGGAGGCCGCACGCTGGGCGAGCGCGCTGCTCAGTACAAGAAGTCACCGAAGGGCAAGATGGCACTTGCGCGTGTACGCAGCCAGCGGTCATCGGGGACAACCTCGCCCCGCGCGGCCACTCGGCCTGCTGCGCGTAGCGGCGGTGGTGGGGGAGGCGTCCGTCAGACTCGCGCACAGCGGAACCGCGCCGCAGCCGGACGCCGTGCCGGTGCTGGAACTCGTGCCCAGGACACCGCTCAGCAGACCACACAGGAGACTTCAGGCTGGGACACAGAGATGGCCCCGTACTTCAACGCTGCTCGCCGGGAGATTGAGCGACAGCGGCAGATCAACGAGGCCACACGTCTAGCCCGTCTTGAGGACCAGCGTGCCTTCGATGAGTGGGTAGCCACAAGACGCGGCGCACACAACGAGACGCTGCGCCAGGCGTTCGAGCGCACGGCTGCCGATGCTCAGGCCGCTCGACAGGCGTCCCTCGACATGATCAACAAGTACGCCGTCAACGCCATGCAGCAGGCCGGCGGTGACACTGGTGCGTTGCAGCAGGCCGGCACTAACGCCAATCTTGAGGCATTTGGTTACTTGAGCGCAGCAGACGCAGCGGACAGTGCAGGTGGCGCGTTCAACCAGGCCGCTTTGACCCAGCGTCAGGCAGCGATGGAGGAGGCTGACCGCGCTCGCGCGGCGAACATGGTGGCCTCGTACAACGCCCAGGCTCGTGCCGCGAACGAGCAGTTGAACCAGGCCGCACAGAAGCTCTCGATGGACGAGATCAAGGCGCGGGCTGACTACAAGGCCGCTGAGCGCCAGTTCATCCTTGACCAGCAGGCCGCTGACTTTCTGAACTCGCTGAAGCAGGGTGAGCTTGAGGTCAAGCGTGCGAACGCTGTGACTGCTCGTCTTCGCGTGAAGCTGAACGCGCAGCAGCAGGCGCGGGCGCTTGAGCTTCGTCGTCAGATCGCCGCCGGTAACATGTCTATCCGTGAGGCCGATCTTGCCATTAGGCGCGAGCGCCTAAGCCTGGATAAGCGGAAGGCAATGCGCGAGATTGTGATGGGTGGTGGCAACGCACAGAAGATTCGCCAGGACGCCTCGAAGTTCATCACACAGTGGCACCAGGATCAGCTAGAGCGGCTGGGTCGTGACGATATCGGGACAGGCCAGCCGGCCATTGACTACGGCCGCACAGCCGTAGCGAAGCTCCGTGGCTTTGCGCCAACCCTTCGCGCTGAGCAGGCCGCTGCGATCCTGCGCGGAATCCTGCCGTGGCACGTGATGAAGGATAACCGCATCAAGGTGGCGATTGCTCAGGCGTTCCGGTAATGGCTAGATCAGTCGCACAGAAGCTCGCTGCGATTGACGGCCGTGGTCCGCGTTCCAAGAAGGGCCGTAGTACTGCGGCGAAGCTTGCAGCTATTGACGAATTCTTCAACCGCACAGGTCTTCTTGGCGAGGACGGCGGCGGTCTGAAGCCCGACGGTGGAGGGCCGAGCATTGGCGGTGGTCTGAAGAAGGTAGGGCTGGGGGCGCTCAAGGCGCTCTCAGTCCCTCAGGCCGCTGTGTTCACGGCTGCCGCGAAGGCAACGGGCTACGGGGACAACATCTCGTGGAAGAATGCGCTCGGGGATTTCTACACGTCCAAGAGCGGCGAGTCCGGTGTGGACGCGGCCCTCGGAGCCCTGGGCATCGAGAGCCGCATGGGCCGGCTGGTGACCAGCATCATCGCTGACCCGCTGTGGCTGGTTGGCGCGGCGATTGTGCGTGCCCCGTCAAAGGCGGCTGCCATCGCCAAGGCGGCTTCTCAGGGCGAGCGCCGGGCAACGGACGCCGTGCAGCTTACGAGCGGCCGTGGAGCGCGTGCTGCGATTGGCCCGGGACGGCAGCGTGCTGCGATTGGCCCAGGACGGCAGGCGGGCAAGCGGTACGCCGATGCTGTCCAGAAGGAGGCTGCTCGCCGTATGGCTGCTGGACGTTCGCCTACGGTCGGGGTGTTCAAGCTGCCTGGTGAGACGCAGGTCATTCGTAACCACCGCGTGCGCTTGGGCCGTGGTGTGGCTCCTGGTGGTCGGAAGATCAAGTGGGAGACGCGAGTGGACACGCCACCACCGATCAATAAGGCGCGTGTGCCTGGGCCGCAGAAGGGTTCTCGATTTGGACAGCCGCACGAGTGGGCTGGATCGGTATTCAACATCATCCGCCGTCCGAAGGCCATTGGAAAGACGGCTCGTGTCCGTGCTCAGCGGACTCTTACCGGCACGCTTGTAGCTGGCCGGTACTTCATCATGCGTGCGAATCTGAGCAACAAGAATCGTGTCTACAAGATCATTGACCTATCCGACCCGAGCAAGGTGACAGCGGCCGATCCGGTCTTCGCACGTTCCTTCCGCTCAGCGAAGGCCGCTGAGGAGTACGCCAAGAAGATGGCGCGTGATCAGGCTATGGGGATGGATGCCAAGAAGATGGCTCAGTTTGAAAAGACCGGCGATGACCTTGTGGAGTTCCCAGACGATCTGGTCTCGGCATCAGCCGAGGAGATCAAGGAGGCGATGGAGAACCTTGAGCGCGTCCGGCAGCTGCGCGTGGATGACATGGGCTTCATCACGGGAGCAGACGCCGCCTTCGAGCATCTACGCAAGGCGCTCGCGGCGATGGAGCGCGTCGGTGAGCACAGCAATTGGGCGATTCGTCTGAGCTTCGCCGGGAAGGGCAAGACCTTTGTGACACCGTTCCGCGCTGGGCGCAGGGCGTCGTACTTCCGGCCAGGCATGTTGTTTATGAAGCCGGTTGAAAAGGTTGCTCACCGCTTGCGCCAGGCCGGCGCTGAGACGGCTGACGGTGCTACAGCGCAGATTCTCGCCCTGGCCGAGAGGTTCGGGATGGCTGAGCGCATCGGTGATCAGCTTCTCATCAAGGAGGCCGACGCTGCCATGATCGGTGTGTTCCGCGCGGCGCGGTACGTGAACGCTGAGATTGGTGAGCGTGTGCGTCAGATTCTACGGGAGACGGGCCGCTGGACCGACCAGCACGACGAGCTTACCCGTTTCATGGATGAGCGGTACGCCTACTTGAAGGAGGCCGACCGAGTAGGGGGGCGGGCATTCGAGAAGGAGCTTGAGCCCCTAGAGGCTGAGCTAGCCAAGGTCCAGAAGGCTCTGGATAAGTTCCCCGAGGAGTCGAAGGCGTACAACCGCCGTCAGAAGCTCCTCGACCGACAGGCTGAGCTAGAGCGCCGGATCAGGCTGATCCATGAGCGCGGTGAGTATACCCCAATGGGTAAGCGTCAGGACTTGCTAGAGGCCGACAAGGCGCGTCACGAGGCCGAGTTTGTCACAGGACTGAAGCCGAAGGGCTTTGAGTTCCGTCGTGTGCGCCCGAAGGAGGAGCAGATTGGCCCACGTGAGTACCTGGACAATCCGTTTGCCGTGGTGACCCCGGACGAGTTCGTGGATGACATGATGCGCTACGGGGTAGACGAGGCCACGGCCCGCGACCTTCAGCAGTTCCTTGCCTCCGAGCTTGAGCGTAAGGGCCTGGTGAACTTCAAGCCGAAGCCTGGCTTGGAGGATGTGAAGCCTGAGTGGAACGCGTTTCTGTTGGCGGGACGCCGTGAGCAGAAGCACATTTGGGTGCAGGTCGAGCGCGAGATTGACGAGCTTCTGAAGATGGCTGGTTTGACAGAGAACACAGCCATCGGCCGACTGATCGTCTACGGCATCAACCGCGCTCAGCCAGGAACGATCACAGGTTCCCGGCCAGGACAGGTGGCGCTCATGTTTATCTCGCACTTCAAGGGCTTCCTGACCTTCGTCAACCCGGCCCACTACGTGCGCAACGCGTTCGGTGACTTTTTCAACTCTCTGATCAACGGGAACTGGCGGCACCTGGACCCCCGCGCTGCTGTGCCTCGGAATGAGATTTGGCGGCTGGCGAACGCCCAGGTCTACGCCGGCCAGGGACGTGTAGATTGGGAGGCGCTGAACAAGATTTACAAGATCGGTGACCGGGAGCTTACCGGACACGAGCTACTGGCCCTGTCGCGGATGATTGGGCTTGGGCGAGGCTACGTGGGCACAGACGTAGCCATTGCGGTCGATGCGTTCCAGAAGGCCAAGACCGCGCCGGGTGAGTTCTACAGGTGGATGCAGCGTATGAACATCAAGCGTGAGAACTCACAGCGTATGCGCACGTGGATCAAGCACATGGAGGGTGGGGACGACCCGCTTGTAGCTGCGGCGAAGACGCTCCGTGTCCACTTCGACTACACGCAGTTGACGGAGTTCGAGAAGCTGTGGCTGCGAAACCTGCTGCTGTTCTACACATGGCTGAAGCGTAACTCGCTGCTTCAGGCCGGGGCGCTGTTCACACGGCCGGGATACATGTCTGCCTGGGGTGACCTTGAACGGGCACGTCCGAAGATCGAGAACGAGCCCGAGTACTTCTCAGAGCAGCACGCCATCTGGGTGCCAGGTATCGGGAACCTCGTGGTTGGTGCTCCGATTCAGGACATCCACAAGTTCGAGTTGACGTGGGGGAGCTTCCGTAAGGACGTGCTCGGCGCGGTGACACCGCCTGTCCGCGTCCCGATGGAGCTTGCCACAAATCAGAAGTTCTTTACGGGCGAGCGTATTCAGGACTACGAGGGGCAGAAGACTCCTCACTGGCTCGGGTACATTCCTGGTCTTGGTACAATGACTACCGCGAAGGCCGGCGGCGAGCGAGCGCCTGGTATTAGCCCGCAGTGGGCACACGCAATCTCACAGTTCACCGGCCCGCAGGCCGCGACGTTCCAGATGCTTACTCACCCTGACTTTGAGGGTGACCGTATGCAGCAGGGACTTGGCCGGTTCACTGGTGTGACACCGCAGCCGAACCGCCCGGAGGCGTTTGCTCGCTCCAAGAGGTACATCGAGGCTAAGAAGAAGGCCGACGAGACGCGTCGCAGAAACGCCCAGCGATAGGAGACTGATGACTAATCGCATATGGAGGCTCAACAGACCCTAGACTCCGGGCGGCGATCCGCCGCTACGCGCCGCGACACCTTCAGCCGGTGCTGCTGGCGACCGCCTGGGCCGAGTCAGGCGGGCGGCTGGATGCCGTGGGGGATCAGGGCCGCAGCCACGGCCCGTTTCAGGAGTACGACCTAGGCCGTGGACATGGCCTGACGGTCGCGCAGCGCCGTGACCCTGTAGGCGCAACAAAGCGGGCCGTCCGCGAATTCCAGAAGTACTATGAGCAGGGCTACCGGGGCGGGGAGTTGGCCTACCGCGCCCAGCGCCCGGCCAACCGCGAGGCATATGTCTCCAAGATCAATTCGTATCTTGGCAAGGCGCGGCAGGCGCTCGGCGGCGGCCCGCTTGGACCTGCGGACACACCTCCCCCGGACCTTTCGGGGCCAAATGAAAATGCCCCCGGAACACCAAACTATTCCGAGGGCATTGCAAGTTCGCTTGTAAATCGTCAGCAGGGTGAGTCCCTGCTGGACGCGGTTGTCAAGGGTGTCATCAGCACCGTAGGACAGCCGGCCATCAGCCCGCGCAAGGGCTACGCGGTCAACCCCCAGGGCAACGGGCCAGCCACGGGCGAGAAGGGACCGGTTGCCGCTGCGAAGCGATACCTCGGGACACCGTACTCGTGGGGCGGGGGATCGCCGTCCGGCCCAACCGAGGGCTTCGGGCGGGGCGCTGGCATTGTTGGCTTCGACTGCTCGTCGCTGGTGCAGATGGCCTGGTCGAAGGTGGGTGTCCAGCTTCCGCGCACCACGTACGAGCAGATCAAGGTGGGGACGCCCATTGACACAAAGAACATGGCAGCGTGGCGACCGGGGGACCTGCTATTCCCGTCTCGCGGTCACGTTCAGATGTACATTGGAAACGGGAAGGTGATCGAGGCACCACGGACAGGCGGTCATGTGCAGATCGTGCCGGTGCGATCACGGTATATCGCGGTGAGGAGGCCGCGTGCGTAATGGCAGACATCACACCAGCAACAAATACGAACGGAGGCAATGGTCGCTATGTGACCGAGCGTGTATTCCTCAACTACATGCACGATGTTCGGCAGGATATCCGGGACCTCCGGGATGAGTTCCATCAGATTACCGCCGAGTTCCGCCGCTATCGTGACGACCGTATTCCCAGGGACGCCATCGAAGACTACAAGGAC